GCCATATCGCACGGCTGTTTTATCGAAGGAACCAATGATGTTCAAGCTCGCCGTAGATCCCAGCAGCCTGGCCAACAGCCTCAGCGACATGAACGCGCGCCACATCCCGTTCATCGTGTCCAAGGCCCTGAATGCAGTCGCCAACGATGCCCAGAAGGCTGAGCGGGCGCACATCCAGAGCGCGTTTCACATCCGGCGCCCGTGGGTGCTGAATGGCGTCTACATCGGAAAGGAATACCGCGCCACCAAGACAGCTTGGGCCGTGGTGATCCAGATCCAGGGTGATCGGGATTTCCTGAACCGCTTCGAGCGTGGCGACCTGAAGTTCCCTCTGCACGGCAAATGGGTGTGGGTGCCGAATGCCGATGTGTTCAAAGGCCAAGTGGTCATGTATAACGACCCGCTGCATCCCCGCAACCTGCATTTTCGACAGATGATCAAAGGCCGGCAGATGGTTGGTGACCAGCGCACCTTCATGATCAACGGCAAAGGGACCCGTGGTCCGCTTGTGCTGCAACGGGTATCTCGGTCTGGCAAAGGTGTGAGCCAGCGCATCGGCCAAGGCTACATGCGTAAGGACAGTGGTCGCGATGTGGGATCCGGCCGGTTCACCGCTGGAGTTGCCACTAGGCGCCTTCGTGCCGGCGGCGTCCGCATGCTCTACACGCTCGTCAGCAAGGTCAAGATCCCGGTGCGGCTGAAGTTTGTGGAGACCATCACCGAGGCCGTCAACGCCAACTGGTCCTCCCGGCTGGATGATGCAATGAACTACGCATTGAATATCGCGAAGTGAAGTATGTTACTTGTGTCCGCGATGTGCAAGAGCGTGCCAACCATATTGAACCCAAACCAGCATACAGACATTGCTGCCTTTTATACGATAGTAGATCAGGGGGGGGGCAAATAGTGCCCATACATTATGGGTCCTCCTGGCCACAATCCGGGCGGGTATCGCGCCAGCAGCTCCCTGTTTGTCTAGCTGCAATCTCTGAACCTATGTCGCCGTCTCACAAGGGTTAACATGATAACGAAAGACTCATTAAAGCGGTTAAAACAGGTTGAGATAGCTGCTCTCCTTGACCGGGATGAGCGAACGGTCCAGCGCTGGCACGATGACGGTTTACCCCGACATGGCACCGGGCGAGGCTCCTACTACGTTTGGGCCGAGGTGCGCGCCTGGGACCAGGCCCGGCTGTCGGGTTCGGAGGGGGAGGCGCCGACCGACAAGGAGCGGGAGCAGCGCGCCAAGGCCGACCTGGCGGAGATGGAGGCGGCCCGAATGGCCGGCACCCTCATGGACGCCAGCGAGGCCCGGATCACCTGGGGGGATTTCCTGGCCCGGGTGCGGGCCAACTTCCGGGATTTCCCGAAGCGGCTGATCCCCCTGCTGGAGGAGGCCGGGAACCCGAGCGAACGGCTGGACATCGCCCGCAAGGAGATGGACTCGACTCTCCGGGACCTGGTGGCCGAGCTGCAGCGCCTGGCCGCCAGCGCCGGTGAGGATGGGCCGGATGAATAACTATGCCAGCCCCCTCCAGGAGTTGGCCCAGGCGGCCACCTTCCTCCTGCCGCCCCCGACCATCACTGGCAACCGTTGGGCCGCCGAGTACCGGGTGCTCAGCCAGGAGGATTCCTCCGCGGCCGGCCGTTGGAATCCGAACGCCCGTCCCTACCAGAACGAGATCCTGGACGTGGCCACGGACCTGACCACCGAGCGGGTGTCGGTCATGGGCGCTTCGCAGTGGGGGAAAACCCAGGTGCTGCTTTGCATCTGCGGGTATTTCATCCACATCGACCCAGGGCCCATGATGGTGGTGAACCCCACCGTGGGCGCCGTCGAGAACTGGTCCAAGACCCGGTTCACCCCCATGGTGCGGGACTGCCCGGAGCTCCGGACCCTGGTGTCGGACCAGAAAAGCCGGGACAGCTCCAACACGATCCTGAACAAGCGGTTCCCGGGCGGCCTGCTGGTGGGCGTGGGGGCCAACGCGCCCACCGGCCTGGCGGCCCAGCCCATCCGGATCCTGCTCATGGACGAGGTGGACCGCTTCCCGAAGAAGGGGGCCGGCACGGAAGGTGATTCCCGGAAGCTGGCCGAGGCCCGCACCGCAGACTTCCGTTGGTCCAAAAAAATCTACGAGTGCTCCAGCCCCACCATCCAGGGCGAATCGAACATCGATGACAGCTACCAGCGAAGCGACAAGCGGGAGTGGTGGGTGGACTGCCCGCATTGCGGCCACCGGCAGACCCTGAGCTTCTGGAACGTGGTCTGGCAGGATCGGCAGTCCCTGGCCGACGCCTTCTATGCCTGCTCCGGTGGGGGCTGCTTGATCACGGAGCCGGAACTGCGCCGGGCCGTCCGCCAGGGCCGATGGATCGCCGCGCGCCCGGATGTGAAGGGACATGCCGGGTTCTATGTCCCGGGGATCATGGTCAAGCCCATGGCGGAGCTGGCCAAGGGCTTCCTGGAAGCGAAGGATGCCGGGCCCCAGGAGCTGCAGGTGTTCTATAACACGCAGTTGGGCGAGCTGTGGAATCTGCGAATGGGTGAGGAAGTGGCGGTGGAGGGACTCCTGAAGCGTGCAAGGGAGAGCACCTACAGTTCCGGAATCGTCCCGGCCGGCGTGGGCCTCCTGGTGGCGTCCGTGGACAACCAGTCCTCACCCCAGCGGTTGGAGTTCCTGGTGCGCGGCTTCGGGGTGGGCGGCGAGAAGTGGACCATCCAGCACGTAGTGATCCCCGGGAACCTGGCTCTGGCGGAGGTCTGGGACCGCCTGCAGGAGCTGATCCTCCAGCCCTGGCCCAGGCAGGACGGTGGCCGCCCGATGCGGATTAAGGCGTGTGCCCTGGACATCGGCGGAAACTTCACCGGTGAAGTTTACAAGTTCTGCAAACGGAAGATGTTGGCCGGAATAGCCCACCCAGTGAAGGGCGCCACCAAGCCCCAGGCCAAGATCATTCGGCGATCCAACAAACGCTCCCGGATGTTCCTGGTGGACGGCGTGGCGGCGAAGGACACCATCTACGCCTGTCTGAAGATCGACAAGCCCGGGTTCGGGTACCAGCACTTCCCGAACGACACGGACCAGGTCTACTTCGAGCAGCTCTTCGCGGAGAAGCCCTGCCATCGCGCCGGGGTCCGGGCCTATGAACGGGTGCCCTCGGACGCCCCCAACGAAATCCTAGATCTGCACGTCTACTGCGATGCCGCCCAAGCCATCTGGGGAACGCCCCGGGACTGGGCGGCCCTGGTGGCCAAGGCCGCCGAAAAACCCACCCAGCAGGAGGAAACGATGGATCAACCCGACCTTCCCGAAGAAGACGCCCCCGAGCCGCTCCCGGTGGAAACCACCCCGGCGCCGGCCGCCGCGGTCCGCGTCATCCGCCCCAAGGGCCGCCCGGCCCCCCAGGCCACCACCACCCTAGCGGCCGGGATCCCGCTGGCCAACCTCCAGGGTGGCGCAGGGGGCTCCGGTGGATCCGGGGCATGGTAGGTTCCTGCGCATTTCCGGGATCCGAACCATGAAACCCAGAACCCACGCCACTTTACAACGAATCTGAAACCGCGGGATCGGCCCCGCTTCAACGAGGGCCGATCCTGTCCATCTGCACCACCCTACGGAGGTCCATCCATGAACAAGCCGAAGCCAAAAATTGAGGACTTCACCCACGAAGGCAACTATCACCACGCGGTTGAACTGTGGGGATGGGAGGGATGGGGTCTGGTGGCGAAACTTGAGACGGAATTGGCGAACCTCCGCAAAGCGCCCGCCCAAGCCTACAAAGACGGCAAGCGTGACGGACGCCTTTCCGCCGAACTCGAACGCTGACTGCACCTGTCCACTCGCACCACCCATCGCCCTGGAGGGCACATGAAGACTCAGCAATGCACGGAGGAACGGTTCCTCAAGGACGTGGCCAAGCACGTCATGACCATCGAGGCCGACAATGGCGTCCACCGCTGCCTCAAGTTCTCTGCTCCGGGAACGTGGTGCATGGGCTTCCGCCTCACCACCTACCCCGGCGGGATCTGCTTCAGTGGGGATATGGGTTCGTTCGTCTTCGAGCGGCTCTGTGACATGTTCGACTTCTTCCGCACCAAGCCGCGCACCCGTCACGATGGCACCTACGAGGAACTGCCCATCAACCCCGGCTACTGGATGGAGAAGTGCGAGGCCGAGGAT